CCTGTACTAAACCTGTTAATATTTATAACAGTGTCTGCTGTATTTGTAGTAGCAGGAGCAATACTAAATTGTCCCCCAAATCCTGTGGATGAAAATCCTTGAACACCTGCATCACTTACACTATTTCCCTGTAATCCAACTCCACTTGATGCTACCCCGAGTATTGCAACTCCATTTGTAGTGTTACCTTTAATTGCTCCACCTGAACCTAAATTTGTCGCTGTGAAAATAGTACTAGCCGAACCCACAAATAGTGTTGTAAATGCTCCTGTATTTATTTCAGTATTTTTAATTAATGTTCCACCCAACTGAAAGTTATTAAGATTTCCACTTTCAGGACTTAATCCATTATTAACAGTATATGTAGGAATAGTAGGAAATGTAGCTAAGCTTCCATCTCCTCTTATGTATTGAGAAATAGTTCCTGTTGGAATAGGAAAATAAGTTGTAGAAGCTGAACTAATAGTTAGATAAGGAGTTAAACTTGAAGAAGTTATATAACCTGCAGGATTACTTGCTAAGTAGTAAGGGTCTAAAGGGTCTGTATCTAACCAAGCTGTAAAGACAGGATCTGTTTCAGTTCCTCCTCCACCACCAAGACTAGTAGGTTTATTTCTAATAAAAGAAGGTCCTCCTGTAGCATTCCAATCAGCTTGTTCTTGTTGAAGTAACCAACCTTTAGTAACTTTCTCCCAATAGAAAGAATTACTAGTGGGGTTACTATTATTATCTACAAGACACTTATAGATAAAACCATCATCCCAAACTAAAGTATCTTTAAGATATTTATTTCCTGTAGTTGCAGAGTGATTAGTAGACCAAGTTGTAGCAGCAGGAAAAACAGACATAAAACATTTTACTTGGTTTATTAACCAAACAATATCTTTTTTAATTTTTGTTAAGTCTGTATTCATATTTTTTAGGTCATTACATAAAGTTCGTCATACCACAATTCTGCTACATCAGTAGTAAAAGTAAAAGTAGTTGTACCATTATAATCAAAGATAGTACCTTCCAAATTATTAGGGGCTCCTAAAGCAGAAAAATTTTGAAGATCAGCTCCTGTCCCTTGTATTCCTATTTTAAGTACATCTCCTACTTTAAGTTTTGCAAGTCTAGTAACAGTAAAATCTTTAATAGCATGTCTTTTTATATACAATGCTCCTTTAGGTATTCCTGCAGTAATAGCAGCTTCACTTGAATAAAAAGTTCTTAAAGACTGAACTATACTTGTTCCTATAATGTTAGAAACAGCTTGAGATTGACCTGCAGTTAAATCAACCTCATTTGTATCAATACTAATATTGTCAAAAGTATTGTTTTTTAAAGATACATAACCTCTAAAATCTTTATTAAATCCCCAAGGAGTAGAAGTTCCCGTAGAAGATATTAAATTTGCTCCTCCAAAGTAAATAGTACTACAGTTAGCTATAAATAAAATACCTGAATCTCCTTTTCTATCAAACCAAGTCGAAGCATGTCCTCTAAAACTAGTGTCTACTGCATAAAATTGAGGTCCTGTTACTGTAAGATCTAAATCTCCTGCTTTATTTAAAACAATTCCTCTAGTTCTATCAGGACCATTTAGACCACCATTATTACTTCCTTGAAGAGAAATTATAGAATTAAAAACTCTAATAAAACCTCCTGTTATTTTAATAGCTTCTAAAGTTACAGTAGTTTTAGCAGTAAGTTTTCCACTCTCAAGAATAGCACCATCTCTAAATTCTAATTTACCTTTTCCTCCATTTTGAACAATACCTTGTCCTCCCTCTAAACCATTTCCAGAACAAATTATTTTACAAGTTACTTCAAAGGTTAAGAAACCGTCATTATTATAACTAGGATAAGTAATACCTGAATTAATAATATAATTATCAATATTATTTTGATCAGAAAAAATTATTCCTTTACCTAACAAATAAAAAATCTTACCAGAACTATAATTTTGACCACCAAGATTATGTCCACTATTCCAAAAACCAGTTCCTTTTATTACTAATGTTGCCTCATCACCTAAATAAATTTTAATATTATTAAAATTAGCAGTGTTAGAACTAAAAAAGTCTTCATCATCCATGTCCACTAATTTACTTGTAGTGTTAGTAATTACAAATCCATAGATTTCTAAATTTAATCCTGTATAACTAAAGTTTTCTGAGGAAGGATAATTATACAATCCTTTAACAGGACTAGCAAGAATTTGTACTTTTTGCCCATTTCTTTCAGGGTTAAGTCTAGACCCATCTCCAACATAATGAGTCATTCCATTTGTAATAGCACTATTTGCAACTGTTGCAACAGGTAGTGGAGTAGGTGAATTTAAAGTATAAGTAACTGTATTAGTAAAAGGTCTAGCTAAAGTACCGTCTCCTTTATATTGAAAATTAGGAACAGCAATTCCATTATTTCCAGGAGCTGTTCTATTAGCTTTTAACCAATCATCATAAGTTGGTACATAATCTTGATTTATATAAATACTAGGTATAGAAGATGTTTGAGGTAAAGAAAGAGTTATTATTCCTGTATCATCATCTTTGTTTATTGTTATGTCTGTAGAATCTAAAGTATAAAATTGAAATTCATTCTGATTAGAATCATATCCTTTGTAGATTGGAGTTCCAATATTTGAAAAATTATCAACACCAGGAGCAGTAAATAACAACACTCCTTGATCACCTGAAGGATAAGACAATCTAATTTTATCATCAGTCTTTAAAGTATAAAACTCATGTTTTTCATTTACAATATTAAAACTCTTATATACTGGATTACCATTACCTACATTAGAAAGAAGAAAAGCTTCTCTTTTAAGAAAGAAGTTATAAGACTTTGAAGAGTAAGTTACACCTGCAATAACATGATTAGCAGGGTATACAAAAGCTGTTGTTAGTAATGGAGTATCTGTTTCATCAATTCTTACTTCTCTCCATTCCCATCTTTTTTTACTTTGAACAGAGTAAACTATTAGACCATCTTCATAAGTAAAAGCTAAGTTATCATTAGTACCTAGATCTTGAAGAATAGCATCAGTTAATACAACTCTTTTAGCATCAAGAGGAACTTGTGCAGGTACTAGTAATCCTGTTGGAATATTATTATAGTTATCTGTTGACGGGGTTGTTGGTGCTGCCATTATAATCCTTTTTTAAATTTAAAATAAATATTACTGTGACTGTAAGGTAATTTAGAAACAAAAAGTACTCTGTTAGTAGGAGTATCATAAATAGATGTAAACTCATCTGTAACATCATTGTTTAATGAGTCACTAATAACAAAGTTTTGAGAAGCTGTAGGCATTATAACAAAAGCAATTTTAGCTACATTTGAATAATTTACAATTTTACCTTCTTCAAATACTGATAAAGGAACACTAGGTTTTGTAGATAAGTACATTGAATTTATAAGAGCATTCTCTGTAGTAATAGTATCTGACAAAGAATCAAGTTGATAGTAATACACAGTACTTGAACTTTCTATATCTGCAATAGTTTGAGCAGGGTCAATACCTAGTTTTTTCATACACTTAGCTATCTTATCATATTTATACTTAGTTGTAATAAACTCTTGTTCAGATGCATCTTCAGCACTATAAAAATCTTTAAAGTAAAAAGCAGCATAATAAAAACCTATGATTTGAAGTATAGGTTCTTTTACAACAGCATTACCATAAACTTTTTCATTAAGTAAATTACAAAGTACTTCAGATTCTAAAGCACACTGAGAATCTTCAGCAATTAAGTCTACATACAATTTATAAAAAGGTGTGTTAAAAGAATTAAAACTAAAAGCTTTCATAAAAGCTGATAGATAAGTCTCACACTCATTACACTCTTCACAATCTTTACATTTACTACAACCACATAATAAAGCTTCTACATTAGAAATAAAAGAAAGAAGTAAGTTATTATAAGTCTTAACTTGAAAACTACTAGTTTCATTTGCATCATAAAGATCTATATCATATTGACCATCTAATACAAACTTTAACTCTACTACTTCTCCTGGAGGAATGTTTCCTGTAGTTATTTCTTTAGTAGCATCACAAGTTACTTTAATTATAGTATAACCAATATTTATACTTTGGTCATTTTGAAGTAGATGCTGATCTTTATAACGAGTATAGATATAATCCATAATAAAAAGTTTTAATTGTCAAATGTACAAAAATAAAAAAACATCTCTATATAAAATAGAGATGTTTTTATCTAATAGCTATTCTTACAATTATGCTGTTACAGCATTAAGGAATGCCACTAAAGCTGTTCTAGCTGCATTAGTTCCTGTAGGGAAAGCAAAAATTGTACTCAAAGGATTGTTGTACTCTTTCCATCCAGACTCTGAAGTTTGGTTATGCTCTAAAATAACTTGATAATAGTTTGTAGAGGTATTAGCCATATAAACTATGTTACCTTTTGCAGTACCTGTAACTTCAGATAATTTGTAAGGTCCTGAACCTGCCCAACCTGAAGCATGATACTCCTTTTGTTGAATATTAATACCTGTACCTTGTGCATAGACAGGGTAAGTATTAATAGTAGTTGCACCTGAACATCCAAAACCTTCAATTAAAGAAACAATCAAAGTAGTTTCTAATAATTTGTAGTACTGAAGATTTACTTGACAGAAAGAACCAATAGCCAAAGGTTGACTTACTAGTCTAAAGTCAGCATATACTTCAGTTCCTGCAGTAGCAGTTTTGTTGAAAAGAATTAATTTTTCAACATCAGCAGGAGTCATTACAGCTCCAGCAGCATAAGCTGTAGAAGTTCCATGAGGAACAACAGTCAAATTTTGTCTTGCAACAAATTCAGCTAAAACTAATTTAGACTCATCAGCATTAATATTGTCCACAAATAATTGTGTCAATACATTTGCATCTAAAGAACCACATCCTTCAGCACAATCATCACAACAAGGAGTTGTAACCATAAAAGCTTTGCTAAATTGGTTATACCCTTGGATTCTGTTGATTCTTGAATTACGGAATTCAATTCTTACTCCATACTCAGTATCACACTGAGCTTTGTAGTTACCTACAGTAACTCTCATAGGAGACCCAGCATTGTAATCTTCTTCAGTGAAACCTACAATGTTCTTTCTTTGGATTAATTGACCTGCAGAAAATCTGTAGTCAGTTACTCCATTTACGTCATTTCTAACTGCAAAGAAAAACTCTTTTGGAAGAGGAGTTGTAGAAGCATTTACAGCTTGATTTGTTGTAGCATCAAAGATACCTAACTGGCCATTAGCCAAAGTTTCTACTGAATTACCAGTAGTAGTTGGCAAAAGAGTAGTGCTTGATACAGGCAACACTCTAAAAACGTCATTGTTACGATTACTCATAATTTCTAGTTATTTAATTAAACAATCTGATTAAAACCTAACTTACCAGCTTTAAGCTGAAAGTCTGAGGTTGGTACCTCACTTGCTGCAAGCATCACTGCTATATCTACTACCTCTCTATGTACATGTGCAGGTAAATCACAAGGCACTGTACCTGTTAAGACAACCCCATTCAAGTCTGTATAAGAACCTCCACTGAAGTCTTGTGCATTATGAAAGTAGGGCATTTTTCTGATATATGTCAATTTTGCTTCATCTATTGTAAAGGTTCCATCTGTATAAGATTGGATACCTTGATCTGTGTAAACACCATTAACTTCTCTCCATTCAAAGTTACCATTATAAAAAGAACTTTCTTCAAACAAGTCTCTGTGCTCTCTAATGTAGAGCACAGCTTCTTGTGACTTACAATCTTTTTTTGATAACCTTACTCTACATCTTACAAAATAAAGATAATCTGTAGGAAGAGAAATTATGTTATTAACTACTGGAAGCCAAGTCCCAGGTTTAACTATACTCTTAATATCATCAATGATTCTTTGGCTAGATTCAAAACCAAGACCATTATCAGTTTTAGGGTTGGACACTTTTTTAACAAATAGTTCAGCAGCTTCATTTAGTAACCAATCAATTTCAGGTACTAATAGATTTCTGTTTTTCTGACTGTCTATTTTATTAAACTTCCTTTTGAAGTCATAGTGCATTTCCCTAGTGTTCATAACTCTTAGTTATTAATCTTAGACAATATCAACAATTTAATGTCTTGGTTTTCTTCTTTAGCAAGATATTCTGCTACTTCTATTTCATCAATTCCTAAAGGAGAATCCATGTGGAAAATTCTTTGACCTTCTTTTCTTAATACTGATTTTTGAAGTGCTTCTAAAACAAGTGCATGTGATGCTAATTGTTTCTTATCTAAATTCAAATATCTTAAGAACTCTCCTGGATCTTTTTGAATAATCTTATCTAACTCTACTGCAACAAAATCAGAAGATTGATTCTTCATATTTTTACCACCTAGTACTAAGATAAGTTGTACTTTTCTATCTAGGCTTAGTTTAGAAGCTTCAATAATAGCTGTATTCTTTTGTTCTACTTTACTTGCCAGCATTTGAGCTTGTTCTGCTTCATCATAGATAACATGAGTTGCTTCTGGCCACTCTCCTAAGTCATACTCTGCCATAGAATTTGCTACATACTTACTAGCTTTCATTACTCTGATTTTAATAAAATCTAAAGCATTAGCTGTATCAAAGAACATTGTGTTGTTTTCTAACTTGATAATAGCCATGTTAGAATCCCAAAAAGGGTGGGGATTATCAGAATTGTACTGTGAAGTTAAATCATAAGTAACTCCTTTTTTAGTAAGTTCTTTGATATCTTCAGGGCTTAATCCTGTAGCATACTGCATTGTAGTCCCATCTACTAATGCTTGAATTTTTTTTGGTCTTGTAAAAGACTCTTGACCTGTTTTGTTGTGCCATCTTTTTGACTCAATAGGTCTTACTTCAACTTTAACTCCCATAATTTTTTCTCTTTAAATTAATGAACTTGTTTTAATCTAGGAAACCTTTTTCCCTTTACCACCAAAAGCTCCCTGTTACAGGAGCTTGTTAGTAGAATATACAATATTATTTTCTTGGCTTTGGCTTCATGCCACCCACCTTTGGTTTACAAGCTTTCATCTTAGTTACGAGACAAGATTAACTCTCCACATTTAGTGATGTCATGGATATGAATACCACAAGACTTCTCAACATGCATTTCATAGTATGAACCAGAGTGAGCAGAGCTACCTCCATTTTTAGGACCATAAGGACCATACATACCTTCAACATAAGTAAATGCAAAACCATCTTTCTTGTTCATAATTTTGATGTTGCTATTTTTAGATTCTCCAGAGAAGTCTAAGAATGTAATTCTTTGAGATTCAATAGGGAAACCTGTAACTTCATCAATTTCAAAGTTAATCTCTCTATCATCATAAAGAGGATTGTGGATCAACTCAAGAGATGCACCATTTGCCATGTTGTATTTCACAAATTGGTAACCAGCTTCAAGGGAATTAGTGTGAATTGAACTTGTAACTTTGTTAGTGTACACTTCAATGTTTTTAATGAAACCTGATTTGTTTTGCCAATCTTGGATAGCTCTGTGGAACTGCAACATACCATACTCTCCTGTGAAACCTTTAACCTGTCTTCCTTGACCTGGCTTAACTCTTGAGTAGAATATATCTTGTAAGTACTCTTCAATTAACTTAGCAGTCAAATGAGAATATCTGTGTTGGTGAGAATCTTCTAATTGCTCTTGGATTCCAGGACCCATTCTTACTGGTCTACCATTAGCACCTAATACAGTATCAGCAGATCTTGAATACCAATATCCTCTTTCTACTTCTCTGTACCATTGTTGCCAATATTCAACTTCAGCATAACGCATCCATGAATTATGATAAGCACCTTTAGAATCAGGAATAGCTACAGCTAATACTTCAGTAGAAGCATAGTCAGTGATTCTGTATTCTTTACGGTATTTTGACATTCTGTTTCTGAAAGCAATAGGCAAACTGAATACAGTAGAACCTGATTGTTCTGCAGCTTCTTCATATTGAGAGAAGAGTTTACCCCATTGTTGTCCTGCATTCAAATACTTAACAGGCATAAATGCTTGTGGATCATCTGAGTTCATTCTCACAGTATAAACTGTTCCATCACCATGTTTAACACCTTGATTTTGGATTCTCACTTGGTATTTCTTGTTAGAAGTACCTGGCATGATAACATCCCCTGGCAAATACCAGTTCTCATCAAGTTTAATTTTAAAAGTCTTTTTGAATTTACCTGGAGTATTGTTACCAGTTTCCATGTTCTCTACAACAACTAGAGGTCTAGTGTTTGCACCTTTCAATTCCCATTCCCATTCTGTGTTACCAATAGTTTCTTCTGTTTTGGAATTACCCATCAACAAAGAAGACATTGGGTTATCAGAGTAATAATTTTGAGCTGAGAACAGCTTGTCCATTTCTCCTAAGATTCGGTGTGGTTTAGCAATCAGAGCAGCACCTAAGTGAGATTGCTCAGTCATGTTGGCATTCCACTCCATCTCTTTTACGAGAAGTTTGCTTCCTAATGTAGCCATTTTGATTTAGATTAAAGTTAGTAATTGTTTTAAATATTAGTCTAGTAAATCTACTAGATTTTTCTTGTGTGGTTTGTTACCTCCACCTGATGAACTTGATACTGTAGCAGTTCTATCTGCTCTTTGAACCTCATCTCTGATTCCTCTAGCTGCTGCTGTTTGTTTCTTTCTTTCAATAGCACTGAAATCAAAATCTGATTTTAAGAGTTTAGCTAAAAGAACAATCTTATCTTTATCTGCCATAACCTTAAATAGGTCTGCTTGCATTTCACTTACAAATCTACCATCTTGTAATTCTACAGTTGGTTCTGAAATATAAGTAGGAAGAACTGTTTTATCTTGTTTAGAGATTGGCAATCCACCTGCTTCTTCTAGACTATTTATATGACCAGTAATATTAGTCTTATATTCTCTAGCTGCTCTTTTCTTATTCTCTAGAGCTTGTTTTTGTCTTTCAACTTGACCTGCAGTTTCTTGCTCTTGAGCTTCTACAATTCTATCAAAAGATTTCTTAGCAATTCCTTCAAGTTTGTCCTTTTCTTTTAAGAACTCTATCTGAGCATCTATATACTCTTGGTCATGACCTTGTGCTCTTAAGTCCATAGTGACTGCAAGAACTTGAACATCTTCATTGTCTATATCACTATTTTTATTAATTCCTGAAGTGGCATGTTGTACCATCTTACCTAACAAATCTCCTACATCTCCTCCTTTAGAAGCAAACTTAATAAGTTGCTTTAATTCATCTGGAAGATCTTTAATAGTTGCTTCAACTTCAGCTTCTACTGATTTATCCCAAGAATCTTCTAGTAAGTTCTCAGCATCATCATCTGTCAAAGGTTTTTCAGGGTCTTCATCATACTCTACTAAACCTCTTTCTTTTAAGAAAGCTAA